AACATTTTTTGAGTGAAGAAGAAAGTTCAAGTCTAAATACATCAGGAATAAAAAAAGGAAGAAAAACCATAAAAAATAAAATACAGTTTCAATTAACATTGAACGAAGAACAAAAAAGAATAAAGGCAGATGCTCTTCGTGATGACATTTCGGTTTTTGTTGGTAAAGCTGGTTCTGGAAAAACTCTATTGGCAACACAAATTGCTTTGGAATGTTTTTTCTATCGTGAAGTTGAAAAAATAATAATTACGAGACCAACTGTGTCTAACGAAGATTTGGGATTTCTTCCGGGTAATATAAAAGAGAAAATGGATCCTTGGTTGTCTCCTATACAGGCGAATATGTTTCAACTCTATCATAAGGAAAAAATTGAAAAGTTGATGATGGAAGATAAAATAGAAATTGCTCCTATAAGTTTTCTTCGTGGTAGAACATTTGTGAATGCTTGTGTGATTGTTGATGAATCACAGAATGTAACGAAGGCACAAATGGAAATGATATTATCTCGTCTTGGTATAAATTCAAAGATGATGCTAACCGGTGATATATCACAAATAGACTTAAAACAGAAAAAAGATTCCGGTCTTCCATATTTATTCAATATGAAGGATAAGATACAAGGATTGGGGGTTTATGAGTTAAAAACAAACCACCGTCATCCTATTGTTGATGATATATTAAAGTATTTTGAAGATAACAAAACCGAGAAGTAAATGGTAGAAATTCCAATTTGGCCGGGTTCAAGTAGCTTTACAACGGGAAGTACACCGTTTGGAACATTTGACAATGATGCAGATTTTCAAGTAGAATCAGATTCATTTGCAGATTGGTGTGCAAAACGTCTTGGTTATCCTATTGTTGATGTTGAATTACAGGCGGTAAATTTTTATACTTGTTTTGAAGAAGCAATTTATGAATATTCTTATCATGTGAATCAATTTAACATTCAACAAAATTTATTGAGTTTGATGGGTTCATCGACTGGTAATAATTTGACTCATAGAAATATATCTACTAATATGGGTGGTATTATACAATTAGCAACAGAATATGGTAGTGAAACTTTTACAAATGGCAATGTTAAGTTTTACTCATCATCAATAGATATAAAAATAGGACAACAGAAATATAATCTGGATTCACTTATACGTGATATAAAAGTACCAACCGGTTCGATAGAGATAAAACGAGTTCACCACTATTCTCCACCGGCATCCATGCGATTCTATGATCCATATTTGGGTAATCAGGCAATGCTTGATACATTTGGATTTGGTGCATATTCTACCGGTGTATCATTCATGTTAATGCCAATGTATGCAGATTTACTTCGTGTTCAAGCGATAGAATTTAATGACCTTATGCGTAAATCTGCATTTACTTTTGAATTGATAAATAATGAACTCCGTATGTTTCCCGTTCCAACCAAAGATTTTAAATTATGGATTGAATATATCGTAAAAGAAGAAAGAAGTAATCCATTGAAATATCCAAATGGTCAAGTATCAGATATGTCAAATGCTCCATATGAATTTATGGTATATTCTCAAATAAATTCTCCTGGAAAAACTTGGATATATTCATTTGGTCTTGCTCTTGCCAAAGAGATGTTGGGGTATATTCGTGGTAAATATGGTAGCATACCAATACCAAACGGCGAAACATCACTAAATGCAGCAGACTTGTTATCAGCTGCTACTGCTGAAAAACAAACATTAGTGGATCAATTAAGAACTATACTAGATACTATGACACGCAGTAAACTATTGGAGGCAAAAAGATTGGAAACCGAGGCACTTGCTGCTAGTTTAAATGGAACACCTTTAGCAATTTACATAGGATAATAAAATGCCATTATTTCACGGACAAAGAGATGCTGGGCTTGTTCACAAGTTTAATATGGAATTAATTAATGACATAATTGATACAGAAGTTGCAGTCTATAAATTGTCTATTGAAAACACTAAAACAAACATATACAATGAATCTGATAAAAAAGTGTATCATAGTCCTATAAAAATACCATCATTAATAGACTATCAACCACAAACATATGAGGGAACGGAATTTGGACAAGATTATCAACAAACTGCTAACTTTGCATTTATTAGAGAGTATCTTAAAGATATTTCAATTTTCATTGAGGTTGGTGATGTGATAGAATACAATGGAGATTATTGGGAAATAGATTCTATTCAAGAAAATCAATTTTTTGGTGGTAAAAATCCTGATTATTCATTTGCAACAGAAAGATGGGGACACAATGTTTCTATTGTTGCAAATACACACCTGACAAGACGTTCAAGAATTAACATCGAAGAATTTAGGTCTAATATAGAATTAAATGTAAATGATATACCGAGTAACATATAATGAATAACTCTAGCAAATATAGAAAACCACCAATTCGTAGAACTCGTGATAGTTTTATTGATGATAGAAATTCTGTACAAAATCCAAGAATAGATTTGGGTGACTCCAGACACACACAAATTAGACGAGATAATGATAAAACGAGAACACTTGGTATAACATTGTATGATATAGATTTTGCAATAAAATCTTTTATTGATAATACTATTCAGTTAAAAGTTGAAGACTCAAATGATTTGATACAAGTACCAACAATTTATGCAAATTCTGAAAAATGGGCATCGATACAAAAAGATGGATTCTTAAAGGATAAAAAAGGAAAAACAATGGTTCCACTTTTATCTTTTCGTAGATCTAATGTTGCAATTAAATCTGAAATGAGACGAAATAAGGTTGCAACAACAAATCAAATTGCATACATAATGAAACAGAAATATAATACAACAAATCCGTACGATAAATTTAGTTTGTTGAATGATAAAAGAAAATCCAATGAATATTTTTTAACTCCAATTCCTGATTATGTTGATATTACTTATGATTTTATAGGTTGGTGTGAGTATCAAAACCAATTAAATTACATAATAGAGCAGTTCATATATTTTGGTGGAAAATCTTTTGGTGATAGAAATTCATTTAAGTTTTCAACTAACATAGATGGTGCAACTATTGAAGATAGTAACACAACCGGGCAGGATAGGTTAGTTAGAACATCTTTTCAATTACTTGTTCATGGTTATTTGATTCCAAAAGATGTTGCTAGGGAAGTTACAACTAAACGAATTGTTACTGAAAATAAAATAGTATTCACATCGGAGGCATTTAGAAGTATAAATGATATACAAACAGAAGCCGATAAAATAAATTCATACCATAATCCAAAAGAAACGAATAAAAATGAATATGATAAAGTTGATCCAACAAAACCAGACAAATTGCCAGTTGGTAAAGATGAAGATAATTATACTCCGATAAATAACGATGGAAAAGATGTTTTAGAATATTATGAATCATTGACAAAAGATAGAATAGATGCCGTAGTTAAAAAATCTGCCGGTGTATACACGAATGAAATAGACAAACAATAATAATATTTAACACATTTTAGATATTATTTTTCATATTTATATTAGTTATTTAATCAAATTAATTTAAGAGGTTTTATATGTCAGAAGTTACAGATAATCAGACATCAAATCAAAACACAGAAAAAGATTTTTTACAAGAAGACATTCAACTTGTAAAAAAATTACAAAACGGTTATGCAAGAACAACTGCACAAATTGGACAGGTTGAAATAGAATTACACCTTTTAACGAAAAGATTGGAAAGTATGAAAGAATATAGAACAAAGCTTTTTGAAGATTACAATGCGTTACAGGTGGAAGAAAAAGAACTTGTGGAGAGTTTGAATGAAAAATACGGAGATGGTGTTTTGGATTTAGATTCTGGTAAATTTATTCCATCAAATTCATAGTTTGATGTTTTTTGATTATATTTATATTTGAATTTAATTCTTTAATTTTTCGGAGATAATAGTGGCTACTGAAAGAATTGTAAGTCCTGGAGTGTTTACGATTGAGAAAGACTTATCCTTTTTACCACAAGGTATAGGTGCAATCGGTGCAGCTCTTATAGGACCAACATTAAAAGGACCTGCGTTTGTCCCTACCGTTGTAAACGGATTTGGTGACTTTACAACAAAATTTGGTGGTACATATGAACAATCATATTTACCCTACACAGTAAAAAATTACCTAAATAATGCGCCAAGTGCAACCATAGTTCGTGTATTGGGATCGGGGGGATATTCATTAGAACATCCGCTTGCAATAGTTGCAACTGGATCATGGGGTAAGTCTTTGATTACAATGTTACACCCAACATTTGTAGTTTCAAACGATAATGATGCAGATTCATTGTTTGCACAATCAACCATTTCTGCAAATGCAAGTGGTAGTTTTGTATTAACGGTGTCTGGTGGATTTAACACAGATGATACATCATACACAAATGCCATCAGTCAAAAGGGAACGCCATTTAGTACATCTATTGATCCGAATAACACATCATATATTGGTGATTTATACGGTTACAACCCATACGGAACTAATGCTGTTTACAACTATGTAATTTTTGGAAACAAGGCATCTGCATCTTTGGCTGCTGATCCTGCAACTAGAATAATAATTGAAACCGGTTCTGCAAATCCTTCTGATTGGGATTTCACTAATGATTATTTAGAGGCATCTACACCTTGGGTAACATCTCAAAAAGT